GGGGTAGCTGCTCCCCCAACAAGCTCGATCAACGGGGCATCCGCCGCGTTGTCGTTGTCGCCCTGATAAATCCGTACTTTGGTGTTTGTCAGATCGTACTTGTACACGAAACCGTTGGCGCTTGCGTCGTCGGTCAGCATGAAGTGGGTAACTTCTGTTCCCATTCCCATGCTCTCCTTAGTAAGCGGCACGCCACCAGCAGGATAGGTCAGCACACCGTTACCAAAGTCGATCTTGACCCGGTTCATCTTGAGCCCCGATTCAAGTTTCGACCGACGTTCCAAAGTATATGTAACGTCACCAGCAGCAATATCAGCCATAACCTAACCCCCCGCTTACGCGCTAACGATGTAATCGGCCTCGTTCGCGTTACCCTCGTAATCAGGCTCAAGCCTGGTCGAGTAAAGCACCGAGCCCGATGTACCCGCCGAGGTAATCTCGAACGCCACGCTAGCACCGGCCTCCAAAACCACCGGAGTCACGAGCTTGCCGACGAGTTTTCCGTCAGCCGTCGCACCCGGCACCGTAACCGTACCAATCGTGCTTTGCCCGGTAGACGAACCCGGCAAAGGCCGCTTGCGAAACGTGATGATAGCCGCGCCAACCGTGGCCGCTCCCGTCACGAACACAAACAACTCAGCAACCTTGCACCGCTTGAGCACAACATGTTCAACCGAATGAACAGCAGCCGCGCTCAAGTCATCCGTGGTGGACATAGAGCCGCCCTTAGGCAGCATCAGTCCTGCGCTAACAAAATGTCCCTGTCCCATCGCTATGTCCCTCCCGCCTATTAGGCGCTAGTCAAATGTACGATACGGGCCTCACCCGCATTCGCCGTATCCCACACGATTCCGAAGTTCAGAATCGCATACCAGGCAACGGACTTTCTGCGTCCGTGGCCCTGCGGAATTTCTGCGCGGAGTTCCGGGTCGAGGGCAACCGCCATCGAACAGGAGTCATCGCCGAAAAACACCGCTTCGCCCAACACGCCGCCCGATCCGAGCGAGCCCGAAAGCGCCAACGTGTGATTGATCTCAACGAAACGAATGTTCTCAAGCCGACCAACCTCGCCGTTGTACTTAGCGGCGGGGTCCGTGTACTTGTGCCAGGTTTCCCAGTCAGGATCAGACTTCAGACCCCGAAGCGCCTTCGTCGAGGCGTAGCACATGTAGTCGTCGTTCTCTAACGCGGGAATATTCAGAGTCGTGAACATGTAGTCACGAATCTGCTCGACGTGCTTCACGCTCAGGTTCGAAAGCGCAACCGTCGAAGCCGTACCGTCCGTATCGAACACGCCACCCGTCGAACTCGTCGGGATAAACTTAACCTGCGCCGTTTTGTACGAACCAGCCGCTCGCTTATCGAGCGAAAGTTTCATCTGGTCGCGAAGCGCGCGTTGGATCGAGTTCGCGATATTGAACTCGCTCAGGTCTTCCGCGAGGTTGTTGTAGGGCACCGCACGGCCAAGTTCTTTCACCGTGATGGCCTTAGTGCTCAAACTAAACTCATCCTCGGGAATATCAACGCCTTCAGTCAGTTCATCATCAGACGGCACGGCCATGTTCGAAACACGACTAATCGTGATCGACTCACCCTTTTTCCGCCCGTAGCCGGGTTCCGGCCTCACTGACTGCATGAACTTCGCCTGGGCAATAGCCGCAACGCGAAGATCAGAACTTATTGCGTGGTTTTTATAAACACCCGATGGAGCATCGTAAGTCCAACTGTGAGCCATTTGTCATCCTCCTTGAAAACGGGCAACTTCCGATTGCCCCAAAATCCGTTTAAGCCTTCCGGCGACTTTGAAGCTCCTCGACAAACGTCATCGAGCGCTTCGGAGCCGGGGCTGGTTTCGCAACCGGACTCCCCGATACTCCCGCAGTCGTAGTCGATCCATTACCTACGACTGTCGTTCTAGTTGCCTCTCCCCTCATTCTACTGGCTTCTTCACGAGATTTCCTAGCTAAAACTTTAAATGCCTGTTCGGGCGTCATGGCCTGAAGTTCGCCGTAGCTTTTCCACATCGTATACTGCACAAGCTCCTTTTGCGGCGCAAGGTCTTGATTTTGCGCATAAAATTGGTCCCAATACTCGCGTTCCTTGGCCTCGCGCGCCCGCTCTTGGCGAACTTCCTCAAGGATTTTTTGACGCTGAATATCCATCGCCTTGCGTGGATTCGTGATGAGCATGGTTTCGATGCCCTCTTCGTCGTCCACTACAGGCGCGGATGCGGCTGGCTTTGCAACAGGCTGTGGCGACTGACTCACGCGCGCAAAGCGTTCTTGTTCTAGTTGTCTTGTGTAAGCAAGCAACTCGGCCTGATTCGTAAAAGTCTTCGCGAGGGTTTCGATTGGAGTATGCGAAGTTTCGGGATCATTCGAGGGATCGAGGTTCGCAGAGGAAGAGGCTGGTAAGGGTAGGTCGGGGTTCGCAGGGTTCGAGGAAGAAGAAGCGGACGGAGAAGGTTCGGAAGAAGAAGACGGAGAAGGTTCGACGCCCGAGGCAGTAATGGGATCGCCTGGGCCTCCCACCATGCTCGCGGCTTCGTCTGCGTTCGCCTTTGCTTCCTTGGGCGCACCGGCTTTGCCGAAAACTTCCGATGATAGTTTCTCCGCGTGTTTTTCACTTCTGGTCTTTGGCATCTACTAGCTCCTTGCGTGCCTCGCGCCCGGCCAGAATTTCACGTTGCATGGCCCGGTCGAGGTCTTCTATGGCACAAAGTTCGCCTACACAGGCGATGATTTGGGCCTGATCGTATTTGCTGCTCCTGTAAAGTGACTTCATCTTAGCGATAACTCGGGTTTCCTGCGTGCGCAAGTGCGTGCCCGCATGGTCGTAGGCTAGTTCCGCCATCGTGCCGCGCTGTGATACTTCGTGTAGGCGGGTCTGGCTCATGCGGATTCTCCGGTTTGCGTGGGAAAGCTAGCGCGCGGAAGTTCCGCCGGTTCGCGTGTACCTTGCTCGGCCTCGGCTGAACCGGCTTGTGGAAGTTGACTGCCTACATTCGGAACTGCGCCTTGTGCGCTTTCGGCTTGTCCGGCCTGAGCGGCGTTTAGTTTCGCTGCCTCGACTAGCGCTCGGTCAGCTTCGTTTAGCTTCAGCTTGTCCGTGTTTATGTCCAGCGCACGCATGACTTGTTCGAGTAAGTTCTCGAAGCTGTAGATTTTGCTGAAGGCTTCGGCAAGCGGTGGGACGCCCGCGATGGTTTGCATGAGCGTTGTGATCTTGCGGAAGTCGCGCGTGCGATTGAGCATTTGCGTGATGCCCGAGACTTTGAACTTGTGCCCGTTCACGCTGCGCGCGAAGCGCTCTTTGGCAGAAATGTTTGCTAGTTCCTTGGCGCGCTCGGGGCCTAATAGCGCTTCGATTTCGGCGTCGTCTAAATCGTCCATGTCTTGCAACATGACCATCCAGGCTTTGTCGAGTACGGGAACGATGCCCTTGGCTTCGATAATCTTGGCGACTCCGGCGAATAGGCTGTTGATCGACTGGCTTGATTCGACGACTTCCGTCGCGGTCACGCGCTGGTTGGGGAGCGTGCCTAAACGCAGGTCATTCACCATTGCGCTCTGCTGGTACTCGCTGCTAACGGCTGCAAAGACTTCGAGTGTTTGCGTAAGGTTCGGAACCGACGTATCGACGCGGCGGACGGCGTTCAGGTCGGCTGGCGCGCTGGTATTGATCTTGAGCGTGTCGCCCACAATCAATCCGTTGGAAACCTGGGAAACGTCTTCGAGCCAGTCCGTGCGGATTTCCTTGATGCCGTGAGCGGCTTGCATTCCGCCATCGATAGCTAGGTTCAATAGCTCAGTCAGCGTGTGATTGAGCTTCGTCGGCGCGTCCATAGGGGCTTTGTGCCAAACCGAATGGGGAACGCGCGTGAAGGGCGTTACGACGAATGGCGTTTGCTGGTGCCAGAAGGGATTCTCGCGTAAGCGGGCAACGACGAATCTACCGTTGGCAATTGTCGTCGTCACGTTTTCCGCGATTAGTTCGCCTGTATGGGGATTAACTAGCGTTCCCCACATTTCCAGCAACTCAATTCGGCGGCGCTGAGCGGCCTCTTCCGGTATGTTCTGGCCGGTTTCGGTAGACTTACGCGCCTTTTGGTCTTCCTCGATGAGCCCGTTGCGGAGAGCTTCGACGGCTTCCATGTCGTAAACGTCAGGGTTTGCTTGGGCAAGCTGCTGGAGCTTCCAGAGGTCCATTTCGATTCGTTGGATTTCATACAGTCCCTCGCCAGTTGGGTCAGGATAATAGTCCTCTTGCCTGACCGTCTGAATGTCTAGCTGCTTGATGAAGCGGTCTTTGCGGAGCAACAATTCCTGATCGCGCCCAAGGAATTGCGAGATTAGCTTAGGCTTCCGGTCTACCGTGAAGTGCGTTTTAGCTATGCGTCTGGAGCCTACTTTGAAGATCATGAGCGAGCCTAGAAGCGCCAGCTTTGTCCCGTCATGTACGCGCACGGGGAACTCGGTCTTGTCTAGCTGGCGGCTGACGAGCAAGCGAATCTCGTTGTCAGTGAATAGTGGCTTTACTACGCCTGGTTCTTTTTCGACCGCGAACCAGTCGCCGGAATCAACAAGGCTTTGCTGGATGAACGTGGAGATTTGCTCGACGGCGATGGACTGGCGAGGAATGAACTCGCGGGATTGTCCGGGGCGCTTGTGGCTGAAGTCCCGCTTCAAATGGTAGCTGTCAAAGTTCGCGCTGTTTAGTTCCATGCGCGAATGTCGGGCGCTCTCGGCCTCGCGCTTGTACTGCTCGACGCAAGTTGCGATAAGCTCAGGTGTGATTTGCTCTAATGCCATAGATTATCCGCCACCGCCGAAAGCATACTGGAGCCTGGGAAGATCAACAACCACGCCTCGCTTGGTTCTAATGGTAACGCGGGAGGCGATCATTTGCAAAGCGTCATGTGCATGGCTGTGAACGTCCTTGAGCGGCTTGATCTTCGCCGGTTCGATCTCGGCCATTTTCTCGGGATAGCGGTAGCCGCCTTCGAAACCCTTATAAAGGATAGGACAGCGACCTATGTCTAGTTGGAAGCTCGCGCCGTGCCTACTGCGTTGGGCTAAGAAATGCTCGACGGCCTCGCGGCGTTCCTCCCAGGTAATTGCACCGGCAATCGGACGCATACCGGCGCTTATCAACGCTTGTGCGCAAGCCGTCTCGTCGGATTGTGAACGCGCAAAGCCCGCTGGGTCGATGTAGTCGATGTAATGCTTTTTCTGATCCGTCCAGTTTGGGAACTGCTGGGCGCATTCACGAACGACCTTCGGGGTGAAGCGTTTCGCGCCCATGTTATTCGCCGTGATTTCCGCAAGCACTATGAGCCTGTCGCCTTGCAACTGTGCAATAACGCACGCCGGGGTCAGTCCCCAGTCCCAGCCGCGTAAGAGCGGCAAGCCTGGCTCGGGATCAAGCGTTGTACGGGAACCGTGCGCAGTTGCGTTCCAATCCGGGTAAACGGGAATGCCCGCGAACGACAGCCACTTGATTTCGTACTCTTGCAGGAACTTGAGCTTGGGCATCGACGACGAGGCTTGTTCGCGGAACTCGGCGCTGCGTTTCGCGGGATTCGCCGTGTAGTGCAGTTGAAACACGAAGAAGCGATTCATGGCGTTGCGCCATACTTCGACGCCTTCCATAGGAAATACCGATTGGTGCATCGTGACTTTGCCCGTGGATAGCTCGTCTTCCGAGGCGTTGATCTGGTCGTTCACTAGGCGTTGAAAGAAGCCCGGCCCAGCGCTTGAGTTTGCTACGAACCTACCGCCACCGTCGATTGTCGGCTTGGCGGAACTGTACATATCCTCGGCGCGCTCCCAAAACGCCATTTCGTCGGCCAAGATGCTTGAGAACGTGAACTGCCGAAGCTGATCCGCGCCCTGTGGAAAGGCTCGCATGTCGCTCTGGACTTCGGGGAAACGCAGGTTGCAGTAAGCGTACTCATACTGCGGGAACAGTTCGCGCGGTATGTAGTCGTAATCTAGGTTGTCTATAATGAACTTGCAGCGTTGCAACAACTCATCCGCGTCGTCTTCCTTCTTGGAAACTATCGCTGCCGCGCGGCCCTGGAACAGCCAGGTTTCCCATAGCGCCAAAGCTACGTTCGTCCAACTCATAATCATGCGCCGGGATTTCGGGACGGCCATTAACTTCTCGCGTTGCCAAATTCTCGTGTAGAGCTTGGCGTAAACTAAGTCCGTAGGATAAGGCTTGATGGGATTGGCAAAGTCTACTTGATCCTTAGTACGGACTAGCTTTAGAAATTCCCAAGGATCGCGACGAACGCGCGCGAGGCGTTCTAGGTACACGGCCTCGCTTACTTGCTTCTCTGCTGCATCAGCCATTACTAATCCAAGCTATGAATGCTCAACCAGACCGCAGTCGGTGTGGCAGTCCCGAATAAGAAAGCATTGGCCCCGTTGTTTTGAAACACGCGGATTCTAAGCGTCTGTCCGACAGTCAGGGGGACAACATCGACGATAGTGTTTCCTGCCCTAGCCGATGCGGTGCCGGTGCCAATAAAAGTACTGTAGCTAACTTCCGTACCGGAGTTTTTATCTATACGCATTTCCAACACCGTCCCAGCAGTAAAGGCGGTCGCTGCCCACTCAATGTGCGCGGCTACTGCATAGTTCGCAGTTCTCGGCGCGGTGAACAGGTCAGTGACTCCAGCATCAAAAGCAGCGTGCGTATCCACCGTTTCGGTGTCGTATGAAATAGTTGTTACCGTGGCGTCGGGTATTGTCTGGTTAGCGGTAGTTCGCGCGACGCGAACGATAATGGGATCAGCGGTTACGAAATCAAGTAAATCTATAGAAACGTCATCAAATTTAAACGTGTACGCAGTCGCGCTTGTCGTAGCTACATGGAAGATCAATCTATAGCTAGTTGAGGTTGTCGCAACAAACGTGACTCGAATTTTACCTGACGTATCAATAGCAGTAGTGCTTGGCGTGATTACCGTGGTGTTTGTTACGTCGTAAACATAAACACGCAAATCGCCACTAACGTAGCCAGCACCCGCTGCTGTCTGTGCGCGGATAGTTAGCGTTTGGCTTGTGTAGCCAGTAGGCAGCGTGAAATCAAAGCTAGTGCCCTCACCCTGGCGATTCGCGGCGTCTTTTGTGAACAGGCCCGAGGCTAGACCATTCAGCGGTGAGGCCGTCGAGCGAACGAACGTAACCGTTGGTGCGCCGCCTGTACCATCGACCGGACTAGCACCAGCGGCGTCTGCGTACGTCGCCCAGCCAGTTGCGTTTACCTCGAAGTGCCCGTTGGTAATGAATCCATCGGCGTCGATAAGTGCGCCGTTGCGTTTCAACAGCCCGCGCTGCGCTAGCAACCTTGCAAACTGACCTTGGAAAATCGTTGGCGAACCCATAGTAGCCTCCTCGGCTAGTGAGCCTTGCTAGCTCAAAAAGTTCAAGACAATCTCGCCCGTGTTCGCCGTCGCGCTTACCGCGCGGAGCGAAACTCGCGTACCGCTTGCAATCTGGACGGGGAGCAATCCGTTGCCCCCCGGCGTGACCAGAATTAGCCGCGTCTCGCTCGCAGCCGCTCCTGTACCCAATTCTAATGTCTCACCGCTTGAATCGAAAATATCGAGCTTATTTACTTGTGCAGACAAACTAGCGACAAGTTCCACCCAAGCGCCCGTAGTCACGCTAGACGATGAATAATCCCGCCTGTGCGTCGTAACGACGGAACTACCCAACTGTGTGGTAACGCTAACTTTCGCCTCACCAGCGCTTGTGTAATCCTGGTTGTCCGTCCCGTCTGTCGGTTGGACAAAGACCTTCCTCGCGGCTACATCACCTGCGGGAGCTACGTTACCCGCCCCGTCTACACGCTGAATTTTATCGGTGCCGGTAAATACGCGCACGTCCCGTGGATCGACTTGAACTCCGGCGACATTAACCCCAACGTCCAATGGGCGCTGAGTTCCCGATACCTGTGAACTAATTCCGTTGCCAACACTGTCCACAAGAAAGGCAGCGGTCCATACCCTCAACGTAGTATCTACATAAGCAGTCAGCCCAGTCGCGGCACCGAAGATTTGTATTTTATCTGTCCCAGGCAAGGCACGAATATCTCGCGGATCAATTGGGACGCTTGCGAGAGTAACGTCTCGCGGGTCTATCTGCACACCGGATACGACTACTCCAACATCAAGTGGCTGTTTACCCCCCGACACCTGAGAACTAATGCCATTGCCATTGCTGTCGCCCAGGAAAGCAAAAGTCCACACTCTTTGTGTAGAGTCCACATTGGCCGTGAAACCACTAACGGCATTGTGAATTTGCGTTAACTGACTCCCGTTAGTCTGGTTCGCTGATGTAGCCGCGCCGGTAGGCAAAGCCGAGGACAGCACGTCGATTTGTAAATCCCCGTCAACATCAGTGTGGATGACTTGTGTATTCGCGCCGTCATAACCAGCGATGACCTTTTGCACGGCAGGAAGTGCCCCGCCATCGGCTGCTGTTGCTGGCTCGGTAAGCACATCTACATCACCGATATTATTTGTTCCGGCAGGAATACTAGAGGCTAGATCGACCTGTGCATCACCATCAACGTCGGTATGTAGAACCTGAACAGCCGCGCCATCATAACCCGCAACGACTTTTACAAACGCCGGAAGCGCACCGCCATCAGCGGCCACAGCTACCTCGACAAACGTCCCTCGTAACGCCCCGGTTGCATCCGTTGTTAACGGAATGTAGTCGAGGTCAGTTCCCGCTAGGGCCAATCCGCCATCGTTGCGGACTGCCAACATGAGAAAGCCGTCATCACCGCTTGTGTGTCCTGAATCTTCAGCCTTGATTGCGCCCGCTAGTGTAGTAACAGCCGTCGCAACTGTGACAAGTGTTGCCTCACTTGCATAACCACCCTGAATTCGTCGCTTCATGCTCAAACCCTCCGATGCTTACGCATCTTGGCCGCGACCTCGGCGCGAAGCTCCGCAATGTCAGGGCGCTCGCGGGCCGAATCGTCCTTTTTCGGTTCCCTTGCTTTAGAGTTTAGCGCTAATCCGCGCGAATCGTCATGCGGAGTTTTGGGCGGAACAACCGGCTGCTTCCATGTGAAGGGCTTGATGGGTTCGAGCTTCCCGCCCTTACTGCGCTGCTTTTCGATCTCTTTCAACCACTCGCCTTGTCGTTTGCTCACTTGCGCGTCATCTCCTCGGCTAGTTGGTCAATTGCGTCATAAGTCTCGCCCTTCGCCACCTTTGGCGCCTCTGTCGTCAATTCCTCGAATTCCGCATCAATCGGTGCCGGAGCAATTGCCGCAAGCGTATCGAGCCGCTTGAACAAGCTGGAAATCAAACTGCCATTAACCTCAAGCTGTTGCTTAGGCTTGCCTAACGAACGGTCCATGAAACGAAACGCAGCGTCAAGACGAATGTGCGCTTTCTGCTCCACGTCGTCCATGATCTCCTCGGCGGTGCGCACGGCCTTGGGAAGAATATGCTTAAACAACAACTCCATATCTTCGCCGAAGTAGTGCTCACGCAACCGTTCGACCTCACCGCGAAAACCTACGTCCTTTAGTAACTCGTTAACTTTAGTCGTGCTGATCTGGAGTTCTTCCGCGATCTGTTTCGGGCGCAAACCCATGACAAGTAAGTAAGCAATGTGCCGATCCTGCGGCGTCATCGACATGAACGTGCGCGACTTGATCTCGTGTTCGATCTGCGCTTTGATTTCCTGGAGGCGCTTTAAATCAGTCGGGGGACTGGGCACCAAAGGAACGTCCGCCTCGGTCAGTTTGACTTCTCCTTGCCCATTATTTTCGCTTAGC